TGATGGTAAAAATGTATTATGCTGGTTATTTGTGACGCAGATACTTTACAGCTTCTAGAATGTTTGAAAAAATTTTGTTACCAAAACGAACTCTACCTGACTTTGCCGACACCCACCCCTTGTGTCCATCGTAATAACACCTTTGAATGTCAACCATTATAAAAATATGAGATTATTTTACAGAAAGGTGAGATGGGTCTGACAATTATTATGGGAAATATGTTTTCAGGTAAAACTTCGGAACTCATTCGCCGACTTAAGCGTTACAAAGTTCTCAACAAGAAAGTTGTTGTCATCAATTCTTCAAAGGATACCAGGTCTCCTGAGGAGGTCATCAATACCCACGATGGTGTTCAATTTCCGTGTCTCAAGGTTGATCATATATCACACTGTATCATCAAAGAATCTTTTTGTAACGCGGACATTGTGGCGATTGATGAAGCCCAATTCTTCACAAACCTCAAAGAATTTGTGGAAATGTGTCTCTTTCTCAATAAATCGGTGATCATAGCTGGTCTTGACGGGGACTACAAGCAACGAAAGTTTGGAGAAGTCATTGATTGTATTCCATTAGCGAGTGATGTCACAAAGCTTTCAGCTCTCTGTATGGATTGTAAAAATGGAACACCTGGTCCATTCACAAAGAGGATTGTTCAAAATGATGATCTTGAACTGGTTGGTGGTAATGATATGTATAAGGCTGTGTGTCGCAGACACTTAAAATCTATGGACATCAAGGATGAGGGTCACTCTTTTCTCCAAACTGCGTTTCATAAGGCCATGGAATCGCGAATGGTCGAATAAAAAATCTTTCCCAGGTTCGTGTAAATGACCACCATTTGATGTGTAAAGTACACAGTGTTTGCCACCTTTAATGGTGAGATGATACCTCAACATAAGATTACTCTCTGCGCGGTGTGCGGGTATAGTCATTGGACCCTCAATCACAGCGAACTTTCCAGACTCTTTATCTACACATGGTATCTGATCAATAATCTTTTGAACTTCTGGAAAGTCTTTGACTTCATAGTAATAGTACCCGTTGTTTTTCTTAAACCATGGATCAAGTTTGTGGAAGTACTTTTTCTTTGCGTTTCCGAGACCCTTCTCATATTCATAGAGGATCTTGTTATAGTTTGCCTTAACAAACCAAAGATTAGGGTAGTCTAATACATGATATTCAAACTTATGATAAATCAGATCAACAAGGGTGTTTCGCATCCCAACAAGTGGCCTGAGTGGATTTTGAAAGTACAATCTATCTATTGGTGATTTGAGATAGTCGTGGAGTACAAGAACCACTGGTACCCAGAGGAGGTGCCACATTAATTTCTCAGCATAAAATAAAAATGCCAGGTTACGGCAAGCGAATGGAAATGTATGCCCCAGAGCCCACTGATGAAGTCAAGGAAGTTGAAGAACGCTTCGTGATGCCAAAATTGACCCTCGTCCAATTGACCATCCTCGCGATGATCCTCTACTATGCGTGGTCTGTGCGTAAGATGAACCGCGCCGTTGTCTCCACCGCGATGCTCGCGATTGGTCTCCTTCATATGTATGACCACCTGTACCGTGTGAAGCGTGGTGATGAGCGTCTCTTCTTCTTCCCAGAAGCGAAGAAGGAGGGTTACTGCAGTATGTGCCAAAAATAAATTAGTAGTAAATTGTAAGAATGCACGTCAAAATCGTTCGTAGCCCTGATCGTAAAAAGAAGTTCAGGGCGATCCTCGGTGACGGCAGGACTGTTGACTTTGGTGCCAGTGGGTATTCCGACTACACCAAACACAAGAATCCTTCGCGTATGCGCTCGTATGTTTTGAGACATGGTGGGCAGATCCCCAAGCGTGTGGTTGCTGAACGCGAGCCGGCAATGATACACAGAATGATGCGTAATATAGATAAGAGTGACAGAGAAGATTGGAAGCTATCTGGTATTGGTGGGGCGGGTTTCTGGTCGCGGTGGTATCTCTGGAGTCAGCCAACAATTCCAGAGGTACAACGGTTCATGTCAAAAAGATTTGGAATTAAATTTATATGATAATACTAAATGGCTACAATCGTTTTAGGATTATGCTGTGTATCTTCCATGATTGGTGGAGGATACCTGGCATATAATGAAATGAAAAAATCGCAGTTGGAGGAAGCTGCTATACAAAGACAGAAAACCTTCGCAAAAACACCAGGACTTCATATGTTCTATGAATGTGATTATAAGGAAGATGGTGTACTTCAAGTGATAGATGAATCACTTCCAAAGACTACGGAAGATGAAGCTACAATTGATATGGATGGTGGTTTTAAATCATTCATTATCACAAGTGGATATAAAGTAGACACATATGATAAGAATGGGCTCACTGGCGTAAAAATGACATATAGCGGGCCTCAAAATATGCAATGCCTTTCTACCCCTATTAAAAGTTTAAAATTCTACAAAGCTTAATTATCGGCAAGACCACGCCTCTTGAGGTTAGCCCTGAGATCAGCCATAAGAGCGGCGCGTGCATTCTTTGGAGGAGCGCGCATTGGGGGTGGAGGTGGAGGTGGTGCCATCCTTCTTGGTGAAACACGGACAGCTTGTCGTGGCGCTCTTGGTTGTGTAGGTTCAGCCTCCCTAAGAACCATTTTACACACCTTAATAAACTTTTTAGCACTCTTCGCTTGATTTTCCAAGCTTGGCTCATTCTTGTTTTTCTTCAACTTTGATTCAAGCTCTTTCTTTGTAAGTTTTACACGCTTCCCCTTGACATCTTTGGTGACGCGCAGACCTATCTTTTTTACTTTTTCCTTGAGTTTGTCGTACTCCATTTAATATAGACTGGGAAATTAATGGTAGCGAACACCGGCCCTTGTGGCAGCATCGTCAATTTCGTCAACCATTTCCCAAGCCCATAAACATTCCTGGGCATCTTGATGTTCGCAAATTGAATGCGCCAAATCAAGGGCTTCGTGAAGAATCATTTTGAGGCGCATCTGTCTTGTGGTGATTTGCTTTGGTTCTCTCAACGAAGGTGCTTCATACATATGTTGAAGAGCAATGCGGGTAATTTCAGTCTTCTTTGTTTCATAATTGATTTCTTCACTTCTGGAAGCGGCAACTATCTTGTACCTGCGACAAAGTGGTCCCGATGGGGGTGGACTCCAATACCCAAATCTCTTGAGGGTCTTCACCATTAAATATCTTTCTGAAGATATTTTTAAGACCATTTAAGTCTCTCTACAAATCTTCTAAATAAATAGGGAGTAAGTTCACTTAAGGAACCAAATGGCACATAACGGTAATCTGGGAAATCTTCACCCATACCCAAAAGTTGTGCCACTTTGTATCTTTCGTGGGGACAACTCCGTGCAAATTTAATATCTTCCGAATTATGTGTCGCCAAAAGTGTATGTACATTTTCAGGGGCACCCAAGCTCATGTTAAGACCCTCCCTAAATGATTTGTCTACAGCCACTTTGTTGGAGAGGAGACCGTCTTGCTTCCCCAGGTACGCGCCACGGACCAGTTTGACTCCAAGTTGTATATTGTGTCTTTCCGCCGCACGAAGATCTAATTCAAGTTCTTTCAAAGCTGTGATACGATACATTTGATATGTTTTGAAAACATGGGGTTCATACTGATTAAATTGTATCATCATATCATAAGTTTCTTTGGGATACAATACATCTTCAGCGTCAATACAAACCTGACATTTATTCTTTATCGCGTGCTGAATAACTTTTTTGATATGCGCTGCCGCGAAATGAGGCGATTCCCTTGAAGCAAATGATGTCATCTTTAGGGCAAACATTGACCCTGGAACAGCTTCCATGGCCGACATATTTACTTCACCGACATGGTGTGCTTCGTGTATTTTACAGTTTTCGCGGGCATAATCCAGAATTACATTGGATCCAGACCTATACACATCCCTGATAACTTTTGGTAGTTCGTGGTTTAGAGCGGCATATCTGAGCATATCTTAAAGATGTGAGACATTTTTATATTAATGGAGTTTATCTACGAAATCCCGAATTTTGTTTCAAAGGAGCTTTGTGAGGAAATGATTGAACGTTTTTTAAAAGATGAAAACAAGAAACCCTCCGATACATTTGATAATGTACCAAATGTAAGAAAATCAACGAATTTGTGGATTGGTGGTAATAACACTGATTGGAATGATATCGAAGAAAAAATGTCTAAGATTTTTATCGACGTTATCGTTAAATATGGACACTACTTAGAAGATAATAAACTTATGTCAAGAGGTGGACTTGTTACTAACTTTTCTCAAATCGGGATTGGGGATTTATATATAAATCTAAGCAAAGAAGGTGATTACTATAATTGGCATTGTGATGATACAAACAAAACACGTAAAAAAGAACCGAGAACATTTTCATGTTTAGTCTATCTGAGTACACTGGAAGAAGACCAGGGTGGTTGTACAGAATTTACGTGTGGTAAAAAAGTTAGACCTGAGCAGGGTAAAGTGTTAATTTTTCCATCGTGTTGGACCTATGAACATCGTGCCGCCGTAGTAAAAAATTCGGGTATGAAATATACTTGTGGTTGTTGGATAACTTAAAAATGTGAAACGTATCAATGACATGGAAACACGAGTACTCATAACAAAGGTACTTTTGCCAAGAATTAGACAGCTTGAGGAAGAAGTCGCCGCATTACGAAGACATACATGGCCCTATGTTCAGGCACACAAAGAGACTCATCAGCTTGATGACATGCAAGCAAAGAGGGATTTTTTCAAAAACTTGGACGATGAGACAGTATTGGAACTCTTGAGACTCAAGGCGAGACTCTCAAGAAATCCAGGACTTCAGGGAAGAGAATATGATGTGATTACAGGTTTGCGAAATAATTTTTGTTAGTATATAGTAAATGGCGTTCTTGCTTCCGCTTTTAGGTCTGGATGCACTCGGTGTATCTGTACCAGGTGCGGGATTATTTACCGCGCCCGTTGTTGCTTTCCAAAAAGACAAAGATCTTGATATGAGCACATTGATATCCCTAATTTGTTCTTGCTTATGTTCGGCTATGATTGTCCAGAGAATGGTATCGTTTCCATTTAAATCACCACCTATCATGATGATGCTGGCTGCCTGTTGTTTCTCAAGTTGCTCATCGTCTGTGATGGTAACCAGAGATACTTACGATAGATTCACGCGAGCTTAGAAAAAATCATCCGTTCTGTACAAATTCACTGCGTATGAACCAGTTTTACCAGTTACTGAGACTGTTTCATTCCCATAGAGTTCTTCACATCCAATGTCTTCCATACAGTCTCTCGCATTGTGGTTTATTGGCACAGCGTAAAGGTTTTCACCGCCAGTTGTTGTGTAATAGTGGTAACGGTCGCGACGCCCTCTCACCTCCTTACCATAAATTGGAAGAGTCTCACCGTTCCCTGTGATAACACCCATTTGTTGCATGAAACCCGGTTTGTATTGTTTGATTGGCGCGCTCCTGAATTCTGGTTCGCGTCGTGGTTCGCGTCGCTCCATCTCAATGCGTGGTGGCACTGGCATCACTGGGACTTCCACTGGGACTTCAACGACTTTGGGGTTGAACCACATGTAACTCAAAATGAGGGCGAGTACAACAACGGTTGACCACAAGAGTTGATTTTTCGCCTTGTTCTTAATCTTCATTTATGATTTATGTAGAAAATAATTAAAGAAAACCATATAGTTTTAATTAGACATGGATGAAATAAAAGTATATGATGATTTCCTGGCCGTTCATGAACTTGAATATGCAAAAGACATTATAGAATCCGGGTCATGGACATTTACACGTAACTCATATGAAGGCGGTACAACATTTTGGGAACAGCGACTGTTAGATAATAAGTTTTTTCGTGACCATATTGGTAAGAAAATCATAAAACTTACAAATAGAAATTTTGAATTTTATAGTATTATTGCAAATGGTCAAACTTATGGATTAGACGGTGACTTTCATGAAGATTCCACGCGCGAAGATGATTACACTTTTCTTTTATACATTGGAGATATCACAAAAGAAAACGTAAACAAGTACAGCGGTTATACAATTTTTAAGTCGGATGATTCCACAAAGTGTATAGAGCCAATAGACAATCGTGGAATTTTGTTTGATAGTAGAATAGAACACGTAGGTCTGGGACCTTCTAGAGCGTATTATGGGTTACGTGTTAGTGTAGCCTATAAGCTTAAGGAAGTCAAGTAAATATAAAACATGAAGATCCTTGCTATAGATATTGGCTACCACAATATGGGTCTTGTTCTTGCTGAAGCTGGTAAAGGTCCTAAAATTGAAGTGGAGTTTATAAAGAAAGTGAGTCTGGAAGATTATAAACATATCTACTCAAATGACATTGTTGATCTCATTCCTTTATTTGTAGACGCACACAAATATATATTTGAAGCAGCCGATACAATTCTTATAGAGAGACAACCACCCGGAGGTTTCACAAATATTGAAGTACTCTTAAATTACATGTTCAAAGATAAAGTTATTTTGGTTTCACCTGTGAGCATGCATACACATTTTGGTATGAGGCATCTAAACTACGATCAGCGGAAAGAGAGAACAATAGAAATAGCAAATAAATATTTAAATGAAGATATTCCCTATGAGAGAAAGCACGACATTGCCGACGCACTTTGTATGATACTTTATCATAATTTTAGAATATCGGTACATTTCTTTGACCGATTTAAGTTTGACGGGCCTCGGCTCTAATAATTTCTAATGCGTTTGCCACCGACTCCAAAGCTTCAAACATTGTAGAAGCACTGCGATTCTTACAACAATCTCTAATTTTTTCAATGTTGTACTCAAAAGACTTCTTTTCCTTTTCAGCTCGTTCCTTGATAGATTCTATGAGCTTAGTGAGTCTCTCAATTTCCGAGTCATATTTTCGTGTTATAACTTCAATAGCCTCATCCATTTTGACAATCTCTTCTTCATACCAATCAATATGGCGATTGAGAAGATCCCGCTTCACATGGGATTTTGTTTTCTCCATTTGTTTTTCAATTCTATCAATTTTATCATCAATAATCCGAAGATTGTTCAAATATTTTTCATGATGAAACTCCTTCGCACGCTCATGTGCTTGAATTTGTATTTTGATGTCTTGGATGGTCCCCATTTTGATCTATAAGATCTTCGCCCCAAAACTTTATACCGAGCATGCGTTCGTGATAGTCTATGATCCATTTTAAAGTTTGAGATCTTAGACTATCAGTTTCCTTGTAGAAAGCGTACTCTTTCTTGAGTCTCTCTAATTCTTCTTCTCTCCAATGAGACATCTTACTTTGGAGTTTTACCAGACATGATTGTTCTTAGGTCATCAATGAACATATCAAAGCGTCCAAGGCGATACTGGACCAAAGTCCATAGGAAAAAGAATACCGTCTTTGTCAGGTTATTTATATCATTGTCTTCCATCTTGTATATTGGAGAAACCACTCGGTGCATAAAGGTTTCTTCCTTCTGTTGCCCTGTCACATACATTTCGGCTTGTGTCAAAGCACATGTATCATCATTGACTGACCAATGATAGAACAAAAATGGGATAAGTATGGAATAAAATTCAAGGTTTCTGCGATCATTTGTAAATGGAACTACCAGAATACCTATGAGAAATACAAGATGAATCCAGAATATTATGTTCATCTATTATAAAATGAACCAAGAAAATTTTGACGATCAAATGATCAAACAACAGGCACTTGAAAATCGTCGTGATAGTTGGAATGAGCAACACGAATCTATACTCCGTCAATGGGGTGAGGCTTCGGGGTGTTACAGGTACATGCATCACCGAGCGTTCCTGTTGTACAAGGGATTAAGTATGCGTTTTACCTTGCCCGTCATTATACTTTCAACAATCACAGGTACTGCGAACTTTGCTCAAGAACAGTTTCCTGAGAACCTCCGTGGTATGGTGCCATCTGTCATTGGTGGTCTTAACCTTATCGCAGGTCTCGTCGCGACCACTATGCAGTTCTTGAAGATCAATGAATTAATGGAAAATCACAAGGCGGCTGCGTTGTCTTTTGGTCTTCTTTCCAGAAATATTAGATTAGAATTAGCTCTCGCTCGTGAAGAGCGTAGCACGGATGGTCTGGAATTTGTTACCAGATGCAAGAATGAATATGACCGTCTCATTGAACAGTCACCCAGTGTTCCATCAACTATCCTTGCAGAGTTTGAAAAGGAATACCCACTTGACAATATGTTCACGAAGCCTGAGATTCTCGATGTCCGAGCGATTCCCAAGTTGAAACTACCAGGTTTCACAAATATAAGATCACACACGGGTTCAAGTGTCATCTCCGAATCAACAAAGGGCGGACCACTTTCCAAGATTGGAGAACTCGTGAAGGGGAGGGAAGAATATGAAGCAAAAGTAAAGATCCTTGAAGAGATGCAGTCTGAATTAGATCAAGAGGAAGAACTCACATCGGTGGTTTCTGAAGAGCCTGAAGAC